CCAGGAACACATACGTCAACTAATTCTGCAGGAAGAATTGTACCGCAAAAATATTTCCCAACTTTTAATCCAATCCTTAAAAAGAATGATTTTCTTATTGGAGAAGGTGTTAAATCTTTTTCTTCTACTGGATATGTTGAGGATTGGAATTCTACAACAAATTATTTAAAGATACGTTCTACAGAAGATTTTGTTGTTGAGGAAGTCATAGAAGGATTGGTATCCAAAACCCAAGGTCTTATTTCTTCTATTAATATATTTGATTCTTTCTTAACTTTAAGTTCAAAATCAACTGTAGAAAAGGGATGGCAAATTGATGCTGGTTTCTTAAATGAAAACTTACAAAGAATTCAAGATAGTTTTTATTATCAAAACTTTTCATATTCTTTAAAATCTAAAGTAGATTATGATACTTGGAAAGACGTAGTAAGCACTTTAAATCATACTTTAGGATTTAAAAAGTTTGCTGATTATCAGTTAGAGTCTTCATTACCAAAATTAAATGCAAACTCAATGATTGTTGGACTTTCAACAGATCTGACATCCTTTGAAGTTACAAATGATATTGTTGGTGTTGTTGATTTAAATTGTGTTTATGATTTTGATCTAGTAAAAGAAAATTCATTAGAAATTGGATCTTCGCAATTTTCGGATGAAGTAACATTTTCAAATAGAATTTTAACGGATTATTTTGAATCGGTTGGAAATAGAGTACTATCAATTGATGATATTAGTAATCAATTTAATAGCAACCCAAGATCAACAAGATTTAGTGAAGTTCATAGATTTGAACTTGGTGAAAGTAGAGTTCAAAAATATATTACTTATATCAGAGATAGAAGATATACAGCACAAAGACAAGTAATGCTGTTAACTCTCTTGCATGATGATTCTATTGGTTATATTAACCAATATGGAAGAATTGAAAGTACTTATGATCAAGGATCATTTGATTTCGGTGTCGAAGGAACTGAGGGTGTTATATTTTTCTACCCAACAAGATATTCCGTTAATGATTATGAGGTAAGTACATTATCATATAATTTAAATGACAATCTTATTAGCACTGGATCTTCCAATTTTGGTGGAATTGTTGATATATTAACAAGTAGCGTTAGTGTTTCTTCTGGAGCAACTACGATTGTTTCAATTGCAAATACCTATAGATCAGCAAAAGTTTTGGTTGAAATTACAGGTTCAAATGGAGACTATCAATTTAATGAATTGAATGTTTTGCATAATGGATCTTCAGTTGAATTTATAGATTATGGCGAATTGACAACTTTATCGCAAAACGCTTATTCAAATACTGGTTTGGGTACATACTATCCATATTTGTCAGGATCTCAATTAAAAATTGATTTTACCCCAAGCGTTGGAATAGCGGCAACAATTAATACAATTCAAGTTGCTATTGGAAACAGTCTATCATCAGGTATTGGTACTTTTGATATGAAACATGCCCGCTTGCAGGCAACATCAACATCAATAGCCTCATCAACATCACCAATAGCATCAGTAATTGCAGAATATCCAGATGAATATGATTGCTTATATGGAATACTTCAAGTTTCTGATGTAACTAATAATAGGCATCAATTATCGGAGATTGTTGTTCTAGATGATGGAACGGAAACATATATTACTGAATATGCTAATATTGAAACTTTTGCTGGACTTGGAACTGTAGGCGCTGCAACAACATCATCAACAAAATTAACGTTTACACCTCTTCCAAATATTAATGTACATGTGAAAATATTCTTTAATGCATTAAGACATCAGGATGATGACAAAGATATTGTTAATTTCAATAATGCAACTATAGAAACAAATTATGGAACATATGATGGAACTGAAAGAGATATTAAGAGGGCATTTGATCTAAATCATGAGGGTTATCAAATCTTCCAAAGATCTTTTGATGGAAGTAATTCTGCAATAGTTGATATAACAACAAATACTATAAAATTACCGAACCATTTCTTTGTAAGTGGAGAAGAGTTAGTCTACACTAGTGCAGGAGCTGGTACTACATCGACAATTGGCATTGCTACTACATCTTTTGTAAGTGTTGGTTCTACCAATAAACTGCCATCAAGCGTTTATGCTGTAAAATTAAATAATAACTCAATCAGACTTGCAAGAAGTGCAGAAGATGCTCTCAAATCAATACCATCAACTTTAGACTTTACAAGCGTTGGCATAGGAACTACACATGCATTTACTTCAAAAAATCAAAATGCTAAAGTTATAGTTGCAATTGATAATCTTATTCAATCTCCAGTTGTTGCAAGTGCAGTTACTAATAAATTGGCAACTAATGCATTTACAACTGATGATGTAATTTACTTTGCAGGGATAACATCATTCTTTGGCGGTGATTTGATTAAGATTGGCAGCGAAATTATGAGAATTGATGCAGTTGGATTTGGAAGTACAAACGCTATAAAAGTTCGCAGGCCATGGCTTGGAACTGTAGTTGCAGGATATTCAACTGGAACATTAGTAACAAAAGTTTCCGGAAATTATAATATTGTTGATAATATTATTAATTTTGTCGAGGCACCATATGGAAATATTCCTTTAAGTACAAGTACAAATTCTCCTAATGAAAGAGATTGGTTGGGAATATCAACATCATCAAATTTCCAAGGTAGAAGTTTCTTACGATCTGGAACACCAAACACAACTAACGAAACATATTATAAAAATTATATTTTTGATGACATTTCTTCCACCTTTAATGGTGTCAAAAAAGATTTTACTCTAAAATCAAATAATTCTAATGTGACAGGAATATCCACCGAAAATGCAGTTATATTGATAAATGACATCTTCCAAGCACCTGGATTGTCTGGAGGATATAATTTATCAGAAAATACTGGAATAACATCGATTGGTTTTGTTGGTACTGGAATTTCAGCTGCATATGATGTTAATAGTTCAAATCTTCCAGTTGGTGGAATTATTGTATCAGTTGGTTCTTATGAAGGATTTGGATACCAACCTCTTATTGGAGCAGGAGGAACAGCAATAGTTTCAGTCGCAGGAACGATTTCTTCTATTAGTATTGGCAATAGTGGATCTGGTTATCGTGTAGGGGTACAAACAGTTAGAGTTGGGGTGGGAACCTCTTCAACTGGAATTTCAAATATTCAATTTATTGGGACAGCATCTGTATCCAATGGAAGTATTGTTAGTATTGCAGTAACTAATCCAGGAATTGGATACACAAGAACTAATCCACCATACGTTTTTATTGATAGTCCGCTTTCATATTCCAATATTCCATTAATTTACAGTTCATCCTCATCTGGAATTGGAACTCAAGCAACTATTGATATCGTTGTTGGACAAGGATCCAGTGTTATTGATTTTGAATTAAAGAACACTGGATATGGTTATGGGCAGGGAGAGATATTAACTATTCCATTAGGAGGACTTGTAGGAATTCCAACAACATCAAGTGCAAGTTTTGCAGAATTCCAAATTAGTATTCAAAATACATTTGCAGACAAATTTACTGGTTGGTCTCTCGGTGAATTGCAAGTATTAGATAGCCTTGATGGTTTATTTGATGGAGAAAGAATTGTTTTCCCAATTACATATCTTGGCAATTTAACTTCGATACTTTCTTCAAAAGGATCTGGAATTAATGTACAAGATTCACTTCTTGTCTTTATTAATGATGTTCTACAAGTACCGGGCGTAGGTTATCTATTCCCCGGAGGAAGTTCAATAACATTTACTGATGCTCCAAAGGTTGGAGATACTTCGAAAATTATTTTCTATAAAGGAAGTGGATCTATTGATGTTGTTGAGAGAAATATTTTAGAAACTGTTAAAATTGGTGACGAATTAACTATTGGTTATGATGCATCTATTGGACAAAGTTCAACACTACAAGAAAATTCAAGAACAGTTACAAGTGTTAATTCAACTGATTTAGTTAATACAAATCCATATTTTGGTCCAGGAAATAGTGGCGATGAAACATTATTAAGGCCAGTAGTTTGGTGCAGACAAACTGAAGATAAAATTATTAATGAAAAAGAAGTTGGAAAGGATCGTATGCTTTATGAAGCATCAATTTATCCAACATCATATCTTATTCAATCTGTTGGAATTGGATCTACTATCGCTTATGTTGATAACATTAGACCTTTCTTCAATCCAATAAATGAAAACAACACCTCACTAATTTTCCAAAGAGATATTAAACTATTATCTCAGGACTCTAAAGTTGCAGCAGCTGCAACGGCAATTGTATCTGCTGCTGGAACTATATCTTCATTGGTTATTTCCAATGGCGGTGTTGGATATTCAACTAATCCTTCAGTAATTATAGAAAATCCTGTTGGACTTGGTACTACCCAAAGAGCAGCAGCGGCCGCATCAATTACTTCTGGAATTGTTACTTCAATAAGTATAACTTCTCCCGGAACAGGTTATACTAATACAAATCCACCTCTTGTATTGATTGAATTTCCATCTTTCACACTTGAAGACAATACTGTTACTACTTATGAGGGCGATTTTGGTGTTATAACTGGTATAGCAACAACTTCTGTTGTTGGAGTTGCAACAACAGGAATTGTATTTGATTTTGTTATTCCAAAAAATTCTTTCCTTAGAAATTCTTCAGTAACTGGATTAACAACCATTAGTGGAATTCAAACTGGATATTATTTTACAGTTTATAACTCTAATGTTGGTAGGGGAGTGACTTCGCTTAATTCTTCTGGATCTACAGTTGGAATAGGATCAACCTTCTTAGATAATGTATATCAAGTGGCAGCAGTTTCAATAGCACAAACTTCAGCAATTGGTTTTGGAGTAACTTATGTTGCAAAAGTAACTGTAAGAGTTTCAAGTTATAATGGATTAACTGGAATTGGATACAGTAATTTTTATGGCGAATTTAGTTGGGGAAAAGTTGTTCTTGGATTTAGATCCAAAGATAATTCTTATAATGCATATACTTTAAATGGATTTGCTGGTATAAGTACGGGAACGATCCTTAAGAGAGCAAATTCCCTAAAATACCTAAACTATATGTGATAAATAAATAAAAAACTCATAAAATGGCAGCAATTATAACTGACCAAATTAGAATATTGAATGCTAAGAATTTTGTGTCAGGAGTTACTACTTCTGACCATTCTTATTATTCTTTTATTGGTCTGCCAAATGCAACAGATATTCAATCTGATTGGGATACTACCCCACCTTCTCCAAAAGATAACTTTGATGAGGAGAATAATTATTGGGATACAATGATTGCATTAAAGAAGATAAATTCAAGTGATATAAGACAAGTTGTACAAAAAAGAATTTGGTCTTCTGGTACAACATATGATATGTATCGCCATGATTATAGTAGGTCAAATACTGCAAAAGTTTCTGGGTCCACAAATCTATATTCTTCCTCCTATTATGTTTTAAATACTGATTATAAAGTTTATATTTGCCTACAAAATGGAACAAGTCCCGAATATCCAAACGGAAGACCTTGTTTAGATGAACCAACATTTACAGATTTAGAACCAAGGTCTGCAGGTTCTAGTGGAGATGGTTATATATGGAAATATCTTTATACTATTAAACCAAGTGATATTGTAAAATTTGATTCTACAGATTTTATGCCTGTTCCCTCTGATTGGGAAACTGGTGCAGATAATGCTTCTGTTAGAGATAATGCTGTTGATGGATCTATTAAAATTGTTACTATTACTAATAGGGGTGTTGGAGTAGGAACAGAAAATAGAACGTACACAAGAGTTCCAATTAAAGGAGATGGAACAGGTGCAGAATGTACCCTCGTAATCAATAACGACCAACAAGTAGAATCTATTGTAGTTTCAAATCAAGGATCTGGATATACTTACGGTAATCTTGATTTAGTTTCTGGAAATGCTCCTACGGGAACAACTACACCGACCTTTGATGTTATTATCTCTCCACAAGGAGGCCATGGATATGATATTTACAGAGAACTTGGTGCATATAATGCTCTTCTTTATTCTAGAATAGAAAATGATATTGAAAATCCTGATTTTATTACAGGAAATCAAATTGCTAGAGTTGGAATTGTAAAAGATCCAAAGTCTTTTGGATCCACTCAACTATTATCATTAGATAAGGCTAGTGCTTTGCCAGCACTTAGACTGACTGGGATAGGATATAGCTCTACAACGTTTACTGCAGATTCTTACATATATCAAACAGTATCAACAGGATTAACTGCTGTTGGAAGAGTTATTAACTATGATCAAACAACTGGAGTATTGAAATATTGGCAAGATAGAACTTTTGCTGGATTTACTACAGCAGGAATTGGAGTTACAAATCCATCTTATGGATATGATCTAACAGAATTTACAAATTCGCCTTTAACAGGTGGAAGTTTAACAATTGTTGGAGGAAGTACTAATTTATCAATTAGTACTTCATTTACTGGTCTATCAACGGTAATAAATAATAGGACCTACTATCTTGGGCAATCATTTACAAACGGTATTGCTTCACCTGAAGTTAAAAAATACAGTGGCAGCATCATTTATGTAGATAATAGACCTTCAATTACTAGATCATCAAATCAAAAAGAAGATATTAAAGTCATTTTGCAGTTCTAAAGAATTATGTCTCAACAAACTAATCTCAATGTATCGCCATATTTTGACGACTTTGATGCAAATAATGACTATTATAGGGTGTTATTTAAGCCTGGGTATCCTGTACAGGCAAGAGAATTAACTACTCTACAATCAATATTACAAAATCAAATTGAGAAGTTTGGTCAGCATTTCTTTAGGGAAGGTTCTAAGGTCATTCCTGGAAATACTGCATATAATGCACTTTATTATGCAGTAGAGTTAAACAATACTTATCTTGGGGTTCCTGTTTCTGCTTATGCAGATCAACTTCTAAGATCAAAGATTACTGGACAAACTTCAGGAATTACTGCAGTAGTTGAGAAGGTATTATCTCCAAGTGATTCTGAAAGAGGTAATATAACCTTATATGTAAGTTATATTGGATCTAGCACACAAAATAATTCAACACAACAGTTTTTTGATGGAGAATCGTTAGTATCAAATGTAGCAATTAATTCAGGACTTCTTGGAAATTCAACTATTGCAGCAGGTTCTCCATTTGCAATCACAATTGCTAATAATGCAACTTCAACTGGATCTGCATTTTCAATTACTGAGGGTGTTTATTTTGTTCGTGGACAATTTGTAAATGTAAACTCCGAAACATTAATTCTCAATCAATATACAAATAATGCAAATTATAGAATAGGTTTATTTGTCAATGAAGAAATTATTAATTCAGATATTGATGAGGGATTAAATGATAATTCTCAAGGATTTAATAATTATTCTGCTCCTGGAGCAGATAGATTAAAAATTTCAGTTTCTTTATTTAAGAAAAGTCTAAATGATTTTAATGATAATTCATTTGTTGAATTAGCAACAGTTAAAG